AGATCCCCTATGATACTTTCTACCTTTTTATATAGAAAGTCTGCCGATCGCCAAAATCCCCGTTTATAGAGGAGATTAGCGGTTGAAACAGTAGAGATTAGTAGAGAAGATTGTTGCCTGTTCTCAGGAAGCACCTGTCTAAGGTACACTGGTGTTACCAGTACACCGTCGTAGGCGTCTACACCACATGACTCTCTGAACTTTCCAGTCCAGAAAGATTTGGCGGTGTTTACCTTACAATTGTACTTTTGTAGGCATCTGAGAACAGCATCCGCATTCGTCGTGGGGACAACGATGTCATCCCCATAGACGTATACATCACGGGTAACCTGGTAAAGGTTACTCGGAGTATAGGAGAGTTTTCTGTCATCCAATATCGCCACTACACAGATTGTGTAGAAGTACATGGCCTCTATCGGAAAACAGAGAGCGCTACCCATAGAAGCGAACTTGCGAAGTGGAGAGATTGTCTCTCCCCAAGGCATTTTCGCACTACTCGAACGACATGCTAAGATCGCCTCCCTGAGGTCAGGGTTCGATCTAAACATATCCAAAGCGAGTGTGAGTGGAACTCTGTCACTCGCATCAGAAAGATCCAGCGTTGCCGCCAAACCTGTCGACGACGCCATCAAAGCTTGAGACTGATTAATCGTTTGGTCAACAAAGTTAATGTGACCACGTGTTAACCAGTAACCCTCAATCTCCCTATACAGGAAATCTCGGATTCCTTGTTGTGCATACTGCATGCAACATGGCTCGATAGCTATGATGCGGGGGGCCTTTAGAGTCTTAGGGACTGTCACAACCTTCACAGGTTGCTCATCTCCCTCCACCACAACCGTTACAGACTGAACCTCCTCTGAGAAGTACTCGGTCCCAAGGGGGTACCCAGAACCTATCAGTGGGAAATACGGTTCTACACGATCGTAGTAGTTCAGCCAACGATATTTCTGATTTCCAGAAACACCATCAGCAGTAGCTCCCGGACCATGCCGAGGAGTGCAGTCGCTGTATTTAAATCCAGCAAAAGCATTACTCCACAGCATGTCAGAAACGTCCAGAAATCCGGACGTTTCCGAGCTCGAGAGCTCAAAGAAATCAAAAGACCGCTCAATCGTAACGAACGATTCCAGCGCCGCATGCACTCGTTTAGGAGCACAGACGAACTCCGCTTTGGCAAAGAACCGGCAAACTTGCCGAATCGCGTCAACAACGGAGGAGAAACTGGAAGCTCCCTGGGGGATTTGTTCATCATAGAATAACTCTCCTGTCACCATGTCAAAAATCAGACTGGTCATACCTTGCAAGAATGCAGGAATTGACCCCCTCTTCACCCGGCCAAAGCCTTCGAAGAGTGTTGAGTCTATCCGTTTCTTTGCTAGGGCTTGTTCAAAGTCCCGAGCAAATTGCGGAAGGGTTATCGTCAGAAATGACAACCCTTGAGTTTTGACGCGCGTCTTGACTGTTTGTAAGTCGCGCTTTATACCGGTGACATCAGCGGAACACATGACGACCGCGTCTCTATAGACTGCAGTCATCAACTTTAGATAGTCACTTACGTCACTTTTCACGTCGTCTCTCCTATAGAGGGGTCAACGATAGAACCAGAGTTGTAGAGTGGCCTACTAGCAAGCTAGCAAGCACAG